TCATAATTCTCTTAAGAACAATGTAAGCTATATGGTCAGCCAAAAAAATATCATTCTTTGCTCTATCCATATATTTATGTGGATGTACTTTTATTGTGTTTGCCATTAGGTTGTAGTACAATGCTCTCCAGCTTTAAGATATATTAATGATATGTATAATTATTATAAGACTTATTTGAATTTAATAATTCCTCTGCCTCTTCTCTTGTTTTAAAGTACATTGACTTACGACTATAAGGCATACCATCTTGTGTACGACCAATGTAATATCCTGCTGCTGACTTTAATACCTTTAACTCTGATATCATTTAATGCTATATTTATATTAGATTAATTGTTGTTTTTTAGAGTGTGAAAATAGAAGGAATAAGCTGTGAAGGGTTACACTACCACCCATTTACACACATAAAACATGTATATTTATTGAATTATCAGTAAAATACATATTTCATTGCGAATGTAAAAAGTTTTCTCGGAGCACTATTAAGAATAATGTAATATATCTACGTATTTGTAGCTATTTATTGCATTATCTTTAATGTACATAAAAACATAAACAATTGATTAACAATAGTTTAGGTTTGTATAATTTATTAAAGCCCAACCCTATTTTAAACATTCCCGCCCTATATATAAAAAGAGAGGATTTCTCCTCTCCTTTTATTAATTAAGTTACTAGAAAGCAACAGCGTCCTCAATGGAAAAAGTATCAGGAACGAATTCAGCAACAACAGGAACTTCACCTGCACTTAATAATCCTTCACCTTCAGGCATTGATATTATTGCCATTACTGCTCCTGCATTTGGATATTCATCACCAACAACGTGTTCAACGATTGGAAATCCTGCAAGTTGAGACATTGTAATCTCTTTGCTTCTCACACCCTTACTCACTGCAGGTGAGCAATTAAAAGATGCTGATGTTTCGTCTGGACGCTTAAGTACTACGTGCAAACGTCTTTCACTAAAGAAATTGTGTTTAATAAAATTAATAGTTGCACCTTGTCCTGCAACTTCTGCAATTGTACCTAACACTTTTCTTTCTGTTTGAGCTCTTTTCTCAAATTTTAATAAATTTTCCATTTTCTGTTTTTTTATGGATTATACATTAGTTTACAGGGGGGATACCCTGACCCTGCATTTTATACGTGGGGTCTTGGGTGGGAGGGGTCTCCTTCACTACATACATGGGGGTTGGGGTGTTTTTGAAAAAAGTTTTTTTTAAATTTTAAAATTGTTTGATTTTTTTTATTACCTTTGGCGGTGGGTGGGATGTTGTTCTTCTTTTTACATATCTCCTGAAGAATGATATCATATTCAAGTTAACACAAAGTAAACTAAATTATGAAAAATCAGTCTATAGTAGTCCAGACAGTAAAAAAAAGCTTAGGTAATGAGTATGAATTAGCTGAAAAGTATTACTCTATTTTGTCTGCTCTAAATAATTTATCTCTTACAAAAAGAGAAATAGAATTAATAGCATTCACTGCAATTAAGGGCAATATATCTTATGCTAACACTAGAACAGAGTTTTGCAGAGAATACAAAACAACAACAGCTACGATTAATAACATTGTGTCAAAGCTAAAGAAGATGGAAATCTTTAAGAAGTATGACAAGAAGATTAGTATTAATCCAGCAATTGTTGTTGACTTCAAAAAAAATTTAAACTTAATTTTAAAATTAGAACATGAAGAGACGTTTGAGAAAGTTAACGTTGAAGGAGAGGATAATTAAAAGGTTGTCTATAGATAAAGTGATCCCTGAGAATGTGATAACTCAAGTTATTTCTCATCAGTTCAATAGTGCAAATAAAGCATTACATAATAATAATACAGTTGAATTAAGTGGGTTTGGAAAATTTATTTTTAATAAACGAAAAGCTAACGTTAGGTTAAAGGAACTAATAAAATTAAAAAAGTTTTATGAAAAGGAAATTGATAATAGGATAGAAGAAAAAAAGAAAGAAAACTTTATTAAAAATAAAATTAGTACATTGTCGTCTAGTATAGAATCCTTGTCTTTAAAATTAGAAGAAGTTGAAAAATAATAAATTTTTACAAATATTTGAAGGATGGAGAAACAATTTAATCCCTCCAGCAAAAATTAAGCGTGAAATAGATAAAATATCTAAGGGAAGAATATATATTTGTGAGAGTTGTAAGTTTCATTCAAAAAACTATAAAAGTTTAAGGCCAGATGCACATTGTGTAAATTGTGGGTGTACACTTTCAGCAAAAACAAAATGTTTATCTTGTGAATGCCCTACAGGAAAATGGGATAGAGTATTGACAGATGAGCAGGATAAAGAATACAAAGACAATGTCTAAGAAAAAATTAAAACTTAATAAAGTTTCAATAGTTGATTTAATTCGTATATTGACTGTGCTGTTTGAAGAAGGTGCAGATTATATAGATATAGAAAGTGACGGATCCAATGACGATCAAGATATAATTAAGGTTACTGTAAAACCTGATTACTATTCTGATGAAGATATAATAGAAATTAAACCTATTGAACAACAAGATATAAAGTTAACAACTGACGACATAGATAAACTATCAGATGAATTATGAGTTTCTATAAAAAAAGTATAAAAGTATTATCAGATTTAAAAAAATCAAAACCTAATTGTAATTTAGGTAAGCACATAGCTACGGCCATAGATAACTTAGAGGTTAATGATCTTTGGGGTATTTCTGATAAAGAGTTATATGAAAAGTTGAACAATTATCAAATTCAATTAGATATGGATGTTTCACATCATGAGGATGACATAGAAAATATACTTATAGATGGGAAGAATTTATATAATTTAGGTTTTGATGAATACGAAAATTAGAATATGGCAATACCAAAGAAAACTACATATATTAATGCAGAACTTGATTGGGCTGAAAATCAAATAAGTAACTGGCAAAAGTATATTGAAGACAATCCTTTACATGAACTTAAGGATAGAATCACTTACAAAGAAACTAAATCTGGATCAGTTCCTTCAGTTGTAGCAACGGTTGAACAACAAGGTAAATATCTTCAAGATATGATGAAGAATTATTTAGCATTGTTAGACCAGGTAAATAAGCTACGTGAAAAAGAAGAAAAGAAAAAGCTAGAAACAAGAGGAGGTCAAAGCTTAGGGCAAATGGCAGAAGAGTTTGCCAAAAGTAGAAAGTAAATGAAATTACATAGTGTAGACTACAAAGACTGGTTTATAAATCAGAAAAGAATTCCAGATAAAGAAAGTGAAGAATATAAAACATTTTTTAACTTTCATAAGGAACTTTGTATGAATGGCTGCACTGTAAATGGAGAGTATATAAATCCATTTTTGTACTGGCATTTAAATGCTTGGCACACAGAAGTAGATATTATAGATGAATATGGTAGAATTAACCAAAAATATGCTAATCCATTATTAAGAGATAATGAATGGCTTGTAACAAATGAAATAGACAGAGCTCAAAAAGAAAAGAAGGGATTAGTTATATTAGGGATTAGACGTTTAGCTAAATCTGTTATAGAGGCGAGTTATATAGGTCATGGTGCTACGTTTGATGAAAATTCACAAAACGTTATTGCAGGATTGAATGCTCCTGATATAAAACTTATTACAGATAAAATAGACAAAGGACTTAACTTTTTACCAGAGGCTTGGAGATGGCAAAGAGTAGAGGATAATTGGAAAAATCAAGTTACATTAGGTATTAAAACTAGAGCTGGTGAAAGAATGCCCTTCTCTCAAATACTTATTCGTAACTTAGATGATGGTAATAACGAAGAAGCCATTGCAGGTACAAAACCTAGAAGACTTATTATTGATGAGATAGGTAAAGGATCTTTTTTACGTGGGTTACAGGCTGCAATACCTGGATTTACAACACCGTTTGGTTGGGGTTGTAGTCCTATACTTACAGGTACAGGTGGAGACATGAAGAAATTCATGGATGCAAAAAGTCTAATGTTTGATGTAGAAAATTTTAATTTTCTTACATATAATAATGCAAAAGATGAAAAGCGTATACATGGTCTATTTATTGGCCATGAGTATAGAATGGAAGCAAAAGAAAACTCTTCGCTTGGCGCATTTCTAAATAAACCAAAAAAATCACCTTTACATAATATACCTATGATGGTATCTAATAAAGAAAAGGCTGATAAAATTACAAATGATAATCTAGAAAGACTAAAGAAAGCTGGTGATAGACTTGCGTATCTAAAAGAAAAAATGTATTATCCTCAAGAAGTAGATGATATATTTTTAAATGAAGATACAAATATATTTGATATAGAAGCTGCGAAACGTCAAAAAACAAGACTGTTACAAGGTGAAAGAACAGGTACACCTGTTATATTGTACGATGATGGTAAAGGCGTAAAGCATGACTTTACAGACAAAATGCCTATAAGTAACTTTCCACTAAAACACACAGATTTAAAAGATGCTCCTGTAGTAATATATGAATTTCCTGTAGATAATCCACCATATGGCTTATATGTTGCAGGTGTAGATCCATATAGACAAGGAAAGTCTGCATATAGTAGTTCATTAGGATCTGTATACATATACAAACGTATGCACGCTATATCTGGTGAAAAATATCAAGATATGTTTGTAGCAAGCTATTGTGCACGTCCTGATAAAAAAGAAACTTGGGAAAACCAAGCTCGCTACCTTATTAAATACTTTAATGCAAGAACATTATGTGAAAATGATGAGATATCTTTTATAGACCATATGATTAGTAAAGGAGATAGTCAATATTTAGAAAGACAACCTAGTTGGTTAAAAGAAATAGTACCTAACACTACTGTAAGGCGTGATTTTGGAATACACAGATCATCAGAAAAGATTAGAGACTTTCTACATGGTTGTCTTAAAAAGTATTCAGAGGAAATAATAGCTTCTGAAACTAATGAAGATGGTGAGGTGATATCAAGTACAAAAGGTATGGCAAAGATATTAGACCCTATGTTATTAGAAGAGATGATTCAATATAATGATTCTGGTAACTTTGATAGAATTATTGCAGCAGAATTAGCTATAGGGTTAGCTATGAAACTTGATCCAATTATAGGTAAAGTGGGAGCTCAAGAAGACATTAGGTTAACATCTATGCATAATAACAAAAAAAATAAATTATTTACAAAATCTAGAGGTGTATTTAGCAGCTCAAAACATAAAATATTCTAATAATGGCTATTATAAGACATACAAAAGAAGATAACGTTAAATATTCGTATTTAAATATATTTCCTGACCAATTTAAGACACAAAAACAAAAAGGAAAAGATGGTTGGATAAAGCAAACAATGGACTATTTTTCAAATAAGGCTTATGCAGAATATATTAAAAACAGAGACACTTTTGTAAAGAATTATGACTTAATGAAAGGTATATTACGCAGGGAGGACTTTGCAATTGATGAACCTGAAGTGAAAAGTTTTACAGATATGTTAGAGCAAGATATAAATCTTCCTGCATATGTAAAACACTATTCAATCATTACCACTCCAATAAATGAACTTGTTGGTGAAATAAGTAAAAGGCCTGATAGTTATAGAGTGAAAGCTTTTGATGATGATAGTAAAGCTCAAGAGTTACAATTTAAAACTGACACGTTAAAAGCTTATGTAATTAATCAAGTTAAACAGCAGGTTATGGTTAAGGCCGCTATGTCTGGTCAGGAAGTTTCAATGGATGATATTGAAAAAATTACAATGGAGCAAGTTAAAGAAGAATTAGATTCTTATACATCTGTTGCTGAAAAATGGGCTAATCACACACTTACGTGCAATAAGGCAGAATTTAAATTAAAAGAGTTGAGCGAAGAAGCTTTTAGGGATTTAACTATATCTGCTAGAGAGTTTTATCATATTTATGAAGATAATTCTAAAACAGGATTTAACGTAGAAGTTTGTAATCCAAAGAACACTTGGTTTCTTACTACACCAGATAAAAAATACATTTCTGATCCATCAGGTAGAAAGCAAGGAGCTTATGCTGCTGGTACTGTAAAAGTTATGGAAATATCAGAAATTATAGAAGCTTTTCCATATTTAACTAAAGACGAAATAGATCATCTAAGAACATCTTTACAAGATTACGGACTTATTGACGCTAGAGAGTCAAATCTTAATAATCCAAATATTGACCCTGGTATAGATTCTATAAATTATGACAATTATGACCCGCTAGTTCTACAAACACGAATGATTATAGAGGGTGAAATAAAAGAAAATAATGACAGTCTTACAGATTTTTTAGGCCTGTCAGATAACGTATCTTCTTTTGGTTATAAATATGTAGTTGTACAAAGCTATTGGGTATCTAAAAGAAAAATAGGTAAACTTATGTACGAGGATGAGTTAGGTAATGAACAATCAACTTTAGTAACCGAAGACTATAAATCAGGAGATATACCTACACAAATATCATTAGAGTGGGGCTGGGTTAACCAATGGTATCAAGGTACTAAAATAGGGCCAGATATTTACCATGTAAAGCCTTACCAACTTTTAGATTATTGTCCAATTATAGGAACTACTTATGAAGTAAAAAATACTGAAGCAAAATCTGTAGTAGATTTAATGAAACCTTTTCAAACTATATATAATGTTTGTATGAATCAGTTATACAAACTTTTAGAAAAAGAAGTTGGTAAGGTTCAATTAATGTCACTTAGGCATATACCAATTCCTAAAGATGGCGATGCTCAAGACGCTTTAGATGTATGGGAAATGGAAGCTCGTGAACGTGGTGTCGTATTTGTTGATGATAGTCCAGAAAACTTAAAAGCACCAAGTAGTTTTAATCAATTTACATCTTTAGATTTAACACGTACACAAGAAATCCAATCAAGATATACATTAGCTCAACAAATGAAATTAGAATGTTGGGAACTTGTAGGTATGTCTAAGCAGCGTATGGGATCTATATCTGCCTCAGAAACAGCTACAGGTACAAATACTGCCATTCAACAAAGTTATTCTCAAACAGAACCTTTATTTGTGGCACATGAATACGTTACAGGTCAATTATATCAAGCAATTATAGATGCATCTTTATATGTAGAAAGTGCTAAACCTCAATCTACATTATCTTATATAACAGGAGAAGGTGAATCTGCATTTGTTCAAGTTAATGGTTCAGATTTAAAACTTAGAGACTTAAAAGTCTTTCCAACTAATAGGCCAGAGGATACAAGAATGTTTAACGAACTTAGACAATTATCTCAAGCACTTATTCAAAATGGTGGAAGTTTATATGATGTAATTGAACTTTATAGTACTAAGTCTATGAGAGAAATGAAAAAAACTTTTAAAGATTTAAAAGATCGACAATTACAACAGCAACAAGTAGCTGAACAACAACAACAAACTCAAATAGAGCAACAAGGCAAAATAGCTGAAGCTCAAATGCAACAAGCACAACAGATAGCTGATCAGAAAACTGCTAATGAAAACTATCAGAATGAACTTGATCGTGTAAACAAGAAAGAGATTGCAATTATAAATGCAATGTCTAAAGAGGGATCAGCAAGTGCTGATTTAGATAACTCTGGTACACCTGATTCATTAGAGATAGAAAAATTAGCAACGCAACGGTCTGCAGCTAAAAAGAATTATGAGAGCAAGATGGCTGATATAAATTCTAAAAATAGCTTAGCTCAACAGAAATTACAAATTGAAAGAGAAAAGATTAAATTAGCTAGAGACAATCAAGCTAATGACTTAGCTGTTGCAAAAATAAATGCAAAAGGCAGAAAAAAATAACTAATTGAATTAGCAATAAAAAAAGTTAATGCTATATTATACACTAAAATTTATTAAATATTATAAAATTTCTTTTTTGTTAGTGGTTATTGGCTTAATTTTATTGCAGGAAAACCAAATTATATAAACACAACTACATATGTCTGATAACTTAGATAATAGCAATTCTTTTGGTATAGAAAATACGAGAGAAATGGGTGTTGGGGACACTCAACTATTGAATGATTTATTTACTCCAGAAAACGCATCAGGTAATCCCGATGATGTTAAACCTATTGTAAAAGAAACTAATCCTCCTGAACCAAATGATGATTTATTAGAAAAAAATAAAAATACTTCAAGTGACGATAGTAAAGGAAATTCAATGATTTCTGATTTTTTAAACGATTTTGATGATGATGATGACAATGGTGACGAAGGTGATGATAAAAAATTACCAACAGTAGACCCTGATTTAACTACAACTAAAAAAGTTGAAAATGTTAATGATGATAATGATGATGAAGATGATGATGAAGATAATAAATTTAATGCTCTTTCAAATGACCTATTTAATTTAGGCGTATTCAATAAAGAAGAGGATGAGGAAGTTTCTATTAATACTGCAGAAGAGTTTTTAGAAAGATTTAATTCTGAAAAAAAGAAAGCAGCTAATGAAATACTTGGAAACTTTATTGGTCAATTTGGAGAGGATTATCAAAATGCATTTGATACTATATTTGTAAAAGGTGCAGATCCAAAAGAATATTTTGAAACGTACAACAACGTTGTGAATTTTTCAGAAATGGACTTATCTAAGGAGAAAAATCAAATATCAGTAATGAGACAAGCATTAACTGACCAAGGGTTTGATCCTGAAGACATAGATACAGAAATAGAAAGATTACAAAATTACGGTGACTTAGATAGTGTTGCTGTAAAACATCATAAAGTTTTAGTAAGAAAAGAAGCAAAGAAACTTGATAAAATCAATAAAGAGGCTGAAGAAACTAAACGGCAAAAAGATGAAATTAAACAACATTACATAAGTAATGTTCAAACAATATTATCAAACAAGCTAAAAGAAAAAGAATTTGACGGTATACCACTAAATTCTAATTTAGCAAATGAACTACAAGATTTCCTATTAGTGGATAAATGGAGAACTCCTGCTGGAGAAAATCTTACTGACTTTGATCGTGCTATTTTAGATTTAAAAAGACCTGAAAATCATGAAATGAAAGTAAAGGTTGGGTTATTAATGAAAACATTAGAAAAAGATCCCACGTTGTCTACTATACAAAGAAAAGGTGTAACTAAACAAACCAACAAATTATTTGAAGAGGTTACAAAACACAAATCTAGGAAACCTTCAAGTTCTGAAAATAGTAAATCTACTAAAAAGTGGTTTCTATAAATAGTAAATAGTAAATAACAATTAATAACAAATAAACAATTAACATGGCAATTCAAACTATACCAGGTGTAACTGGTTTTAAGTACGCAAGAGTAGCTTCTATGGATAAGCGTGCTGTAGGAAAACTTACAGATGCAAATCATTTAGAAAGTTTTCATTCAACAGAGCCTGCAGATTACGATAAAAAAATTATTAGTCTGTATACTCAATCTTCATTGTACAGCAATGATTTTTTAGACATGATCAATAAAAGTACACCTTACTATATTGATAACAATAGTGATTCTTGGAAATGGGATATTTCAGTTCCTTACAAATTTCCAAAAATAATTAACATACCTACGGATACAGGGGTGTTGCTGAAACCTGGAATTGATGGTCAAGAGTTTCAAATTGTAATAGATACAAATGAGTTCTCTAAAAATGCTATCATTTCTGTAGGAACACGTCAATATGGACCACGTCTATATGTAATAAAAGATCCACAACCTTGGAATGCAGGTTGGTTATACACAGTTACATTAGTTAGCGATAACCCAACTGTAGATTTTATTTCTTCTACATTCTTACAAGTAGGTGTTGAATTAGAATTAATTGATGCTGCAATTGGAGAATTTGATCAAGATTTATTAGGTCTTCCTAGATTAGGTGAAAAAATAACAATGTTTGAATCATTAGGTTCTGGATATGGTTATGAGCATAAAATTACAGAATGGGCTGATGACAAAATGTTAAGAGATTCTTCAGGTAAACCTTTAGATATTTTAGTATATGCACCGCAAAGACGTAATCAGTTACCATTAACTCGTAATGATGTTAAATGGGAACCTTTTGTTGAATTCTGGATGCGTAAGTCTATGATTGAATTAAAAGTTAAGAGAATGATTTGGGCTAAGCCTGGAACAGTTAAGACTAATGGTTCACAACAAAATGTAAAAAGAACTTCTGCTGGTGTGTACCACAGAATGAGAAGTAACGGTAACTTAGTACAGTATAACCGTGGAGAGTTTTCTGCTAACTTAATACGTTCAGTATTTGGAGATTTATTCTACAGAAGAGTGGATGTTAAAGATAGACGAGTTAAAATGTATACTAATGAAGCTGGATTCGATGTATTCCAACAAGCTTTAAAAGATGACGCATTAAACTCTGGATTAACTTTCATGGCTGATTCTGGAGACAGATACTTACAAGGACAAGGACAAAACATCACTTATAACTTTGCATTTGATGCAATGGTTACAAGAGAGACTGGTAAAGTAGAACTTGTTCACTTGAAAGAATTAGACTTACCACAAACTAACTTAGAGTTTGGGCAAAATAAAAAGTCTACTCCTGTATTTATGGTATTTGATGTATCGCCTGAATCTGATGGTTCAACAATTAACAACATACGTGAAGTGCGTATGAAAGGTGCTCCTTCAATGACTTGGGGTTATATTGATGGAACTCGCCATCACTTAGGATTTGCTAAGTCTCAAGGTATGAGTTCTGCTAACAAATTCCCAGGATATGAAATTTGGATGAAAGATCGTTGTGATGTTTTCATTGAGGATTTATCTAAAACTGTATTAATCGAAGAGATTCCACAATTCTAAAAATATTTCAAGAAGTGTCCCCTCGAATCATGCTCCCTCCTCCCTAGAGGGGATTACTTCATTGAAAAAGTGCCTAGCTATTCATTACGCTTTAGTGTTGCACTATAAAATAAATAGAGTGTTAGATTAAGTTCTTATCTGTTCGATCAGGACACTCAACAAAAGTAAAACCAAATTATTAATTAAACTACATTATGGGTAAAATAGGAAAGATATCTACAATCAAAAGAGAGTATAACAGTTCTCAATTACAAACTATGGATAGCGGATTGGCTTCTAAAGGAATGAGTAGAATTCCTGGAACAGGAGTTTTTAAATATCCTTACAAAGAATTAGATGGAAAATATAGAACAGGGTTAGATCCTACAGCTTCTTATATTAAACGCATTCAAGATCCAATACAAAAAGAACTTGAAATTGAAAGAGTAACAAAATTAAAAGATAAGTTACAATCAAAGCTTGGAGATATTGATTTAGGGCCAAGAGCTCAATTTTGGAACTATGGAAAATCAACTGGTACAAATGATGATTTACATGTAAAACCTGTTAAATTATTAGACGGTGATAATTTATATGATTTAGATCAGACTTTTCAAGAGTTAGCTTTTTCATGGCTAAGAGTGCATCCAACAATAGCTTCTAGTTATCAAGCTTGGGAACAAGGTGAATTTCCTGCTGATACACAATATTACGTTGTAGATGATGAAATTGAAACTGCAATTGTATACAAGAAAAAGCAATTAATTAATAAGGCTGTGATCAAGTTTGACCTTATGAGTCCTGAGAAAAAAAGAAAAGTTGCAAGGTTACTTGGACTTCCTATAAGCAGTGAAACTAAAGAAGAGGTTATATACAATCAAGTAGATAGTATGTTAAAAGAATCTGAAGTTAAATCTGGTAATTTTAAGGGATTAAATCCTGTAGAAGTATTTAATAGGTTTGCTGAAATGAAAGAAGATTTACTCCATATTAAAGATTTAGTTAAGCAAGCTATTCAACATTCAATTTATAGAGTTAAGCCAAGTGGTACAGTCTATGAAGGAGAATATGAAGTAGCAAAAGATGAAGATGAATTAGTAAAGTTTTTAATTGACGAAGATAACCAAGATGAGTTATTAGTGTTAGAAGGAAAGCTTAAATCTAAAAAACTAGCTGCTATATAGTATCTAGTTTTACTAAAAAAAAATTAGGTATGATATATGTAGATAGTTTATTATATAAAATAGATCAAAGACTAAATAAACTATCGACTAATGAGCATCAACAAATTCAACTAGAAGATAAAATCTTAGCTTTGAATGAGGCTCAGATTAAGTTGATAAAACAAAAAGTTGATGGTTTTGCAACCCCAAACAGATTGGGAATGGATTCTTTTAAGAAGAGATATGAAGATTTACAAAATCTAGTTATAGATTATGAGAATCAACCACTAGGTTTAAAAGAAGCTAATGCAGAAATAAATAAATGGGATGCTGATATAACAGTATTAAAACCTAAATACATGTTTTATGTAGATAGTTATGTTATAGCAGATAAAGGTAAATGTAAAGATCGTAAGATTTGGATTAATAAAGATCTCAGTAAACACGGAGATTTAGCATTATTATTAAATAATGACCATTACAAGCCAAATTTTGAGTATCAAGAGACCATAAACTCTATTAGCTCAAATGTAATAAGCATCTATACAGATGGTACGTTTACTCCTAAAACCCTTAATGTAATGTATATGAGATATCCTATATACATTAATAAAGAAGGTTATGTCCAATTTGATGGTACACCTTCAACAAATATAAATTGCGAACTAAACGAATATCTAGAAGATGAACTTTTAGATCTAACGGTTCAAAATTTAGCAATGTATACAGAAAATTTATCTGCTGTACAAAATTCTAGATTTAGAATACAAACAAACGAATAATAACCCCTTAAATATATAATAAAATGGCGGATTTTTCATTGACTACATTATTTGTAGTCCCAGTAGGGCAGACAGACCTCCCTAGCTCTGGATCAACACAAGACCTTACACCAGGTCAATTAGGATTTTTTGATAGCAATTATTCTAATCTATCGTCTCCAGTTACAACCCAACTTGCAAGTAGTGATTATTTTTATATCGCTCAAGGTAGAGAAAATACTTATCTTCAAGGATCGAAAAGATCAGGTAAAATTTCTCTTAAATCCTCAACATCATCAACCTTTAACTCTACCGTAAAGAACGTGACTGAACTTTATGCCGTTCAGGGATCTTCTATTTCAGCTAATCAAGCTACTGAAGTAGATGGGTGGAATGTACAATGTGGTGAAGTTGTAACTTTAACATTAAGAGCTCATTCATCTTACATTGATACTCTTTACTTTAATGGATTTACACGTTCAGTAACTGTAAACGCACCATGTTGTGATTGTGGAGCTGATCCATGTACAGATGTTGATGTACCAGCATTAATTGATCAAATTATTGCAAAATTAGGACAAGGTGTTGACGGAACAAACCCAGAGAATATTAATTTTAATACTTTCTTTACATTTTCTAGATCAGGTAATGATGCAAGTGCAAAATTAGTAATTGAAGGTAAACCATTAACGAAATATGGTCAACCTTGTGACGTTGCTGCAAACCCACATGAATTTGATAAATTATCATTTGAAACGTTTGTATATTCAGGACCTGCAACTACTTCAGACTTTATAGTAGCGGATAACTGTGACATTGTTGCTACCTCTAATGTAATTGCGGAGTCTTCTTATCCAACAGGAACCTCTGAAGAAATTGAACAATTAGAGAAAAACTATTATAGTTACCAAGCTGGTTACTTAAAGTCATTATTGAGAATGAAAGGATTCAATCAAAATTTTGAATCACATGTAACTCCAGGTGTTACTTATGATACTATTGTTATTAAATTTAACGAGTATGATAAATCAGCTTATCAATGGGGTGACTATGTTATGCAAGATCAAACTGTAATCATTGCAATACCTCAAAGTTCGTTTAGTGGTAATCTTATAAATGAAGTAGTGCAAGCTAATGGCGGAAAACTATATTAACATTAGTTACTAATTATACATAAACAAGTGCCAGAGGGTAAGAAGGATTCTTGCAATCCTCTGGCATTTTATTTTTTAAATAAAACTTAAAATGGTAGATAATTTAGATTTAATAGCAGGTTGTAATAATAATATTTTGTATCTTGTTATTACAGATGCTTCTTATTATTCAACTAACCCACCTTATAATCCAACCATTAATATTACTGTTCCAGGTTTTGATGCTGTAAGTTTACCTTTTGTAATAAATAGTACAAATGTTTATGGGTCTGATGATTTAGGTTTATCAGAAGCAGGAGTTAAGCAAAAGTTACCAGATGGAATTTATAGATTAGAATATAGTATAGAAGATATTAATGGTGAAAAAGTAGCATCTGTATCTAAAACATTAATGCGTGTTGATGATTTAATGGATAAATTTAATAATGCTTTTTTAAAATTAGATCTTATGCAATGTGATCAAGATTTAGCAAAACAAACTAGTGTAAATCTTAATACTATAAGATTTTTTATAGAAGGGTGCGTTGCTGCTGCAAATAATTGTGCAGAACAAGAAGCAATTAAATTGTATAATAAAGCTAACAAGATGTTAACTCATATTAGTAATTGTGGATGTTCTAGTACTAACTATTTAATAAACTTTAGATGATATGGCTCAATGTGCAAATTGTGGATCACAGGTTGGATGTGGATGTCAATTAACTAATGGTTTGTGTTCATACTGTAATGGTAATTTAAATAAAAATAAACATGCTAACATCTAAGTTAACAAACTGTAAAGAAGGTGGGAATATACAAGACTTACTTAATAGAATAAATTGCAAGTTATCAGAGTTAAGTTATGACATGTATAATAATATTACATTTATGCTTAATATAAATGTACCTAGTTCTGAGATTACTCAATTATTAATGTATAGAAATATATTAATAGATAAACAAGTTAACTTACAGATGTCCACAGAAGATTATTCTCTAGAAGATATTTCTGGAAAGGTAATTAGATTAACTGCAGGTTGTAATCCAAAATGCTCTAACAAAAGTATTACTTTTACAACAACATCAACAACAACAAACCCAATATAAAATATAAAAAATATGTATTGTCAAAATTGCTTTAATGGGTGTACAGAAATTACATCAGATAAGTGCGTTAGATACACAGGTGAGGATATCTCTGAATTAGGAATAAGTAAAGGAGATTCCTTACTTAGCGTTGAAGAAAAAATAATTCAATATTTAATAAAAACTTTAGACGGTTCAGGAATCTATCCTATAATTTCATCTAGTGATGTTTGCACTATAATAGAATCAAATATTCCTGGAACTTCCCCTTTTACATTAAATGAATATATAACTGGATTAGTTAAATCTTTGTGTGAGATTGACAATAAGATAACAGTACTAGAAAACGAAAACCCAAATACGGAATATACATTAGAATGTTTAACTGTTTCAGACAATACAAACACACATGCTGTCTTACAAGCTGTAATAAAAAAACTTTGCGCTGTTGATACTGAGTTAACTTCGTTTATAAGCCTTGTAGACTCTACATATGTAAAAATAGCTGATATAAATACATATATAGCAAACTATTTATCTTCTCAACCTTCTCAAACATTAATTAGTAATAAAATGGCTCCTTATGCTGTAGTGGGATACACAGGACCATTAAGTAATTTTGATTCCTCTGGAGCAGGTATAGGTGATTGGGATAAAGTTTATTTATGTAATGGTGGTAATGGAACTCCTGACTTAAGAGGTAGAGTTTTAGTAGGAGCAACTTCTGGAATGGGTGGAGGTTCAATGTCTTCTGATGTAGATCCTGCGGTTTCAGGAAATCCAAATTATACATTAAATTCTAATTTTGGAATAAATCAAGTTGGTTTAACTGTAGGTCAAATACCTAGTCACACACACCTTGCAACAGTAACAAATAATGTAAATGACCCTGGACATACTCACACAGCAAATGCTGACGCAGGTAGTACAGATGCTCCCAATGGTCCAAACTTTAGAAGAGAGAATGGTAACACTGGTACATTATCTACAAATTCAAGTACAACAGGAATTACTGTAGATACTATTGTTCAAAATAGTAATACAGGAGGAAACGAACCTCACTTAAATTATCAACCTGGAACAGGAATTTACTATATAGTTTATATACCATAAGATGAAGAATAATGAAGATGCTTTTTTACCAGTGAATCCTGAATGTAATAATGTGGTTTTAAATTGGCCATGTGGATGTCAAACAATTTATATAAAACCTTAAATTTTAATGATAGCAACAGTAACATTAACCACTGCAGGTATAAGCACATCTTTATTTGATATATATTCAAATTCTGATAATTTTACAACACCTATCATTTCTAATGTAGATGTAGCAAGTTTATTATCTGGTGTTAATGTTAACATTCCTGATAATTCTACAGAAGTTAGAGTTCAATCTTTAGGAGGTTGTGTTAATTATATAGATATAACATTGACATAAATAAATGACAGCAATAATACAAATAACAAATATAGGTATCGATGCTGATAATTTTTTAATATATTCAGATTTAGATGGTTATACCTCAGCATTTGAAAGTAATGTTTCTAGACAATCTTTAATAGATGGTTTTGCAACTGATCAAGTACCTGATGGTACAACAAAAGTTAAAGTTTTATCTACAACAGATAAGTGCAAAAATGAAATACTTATAGATTTACAGATACCTGTTACAACAACAACAACAACAACAATTTCAATTTTATTATTAGAAACATCAGATCCAATAGAATTAGAAAATAATAACTTTATAAAACTTTAAAACATGGCTTCTCAAAAACTAACAGAACTTATTAAATCAAACAGCATTGAAGGTAAAGACTTAATGTATTTTGTTGAGGATGTAACCCAAGAGTCTAAATCTATAGATGCTAGTACATTATTTAGTTATATAGAAAAAGAAATAAATATATTAGACCCTTTTATATTAAATGTATCTCCAGGAGGATCTACAAATTATACAAATGACAAAAGTAAAATATATTTAAAGTGGTCTGGAGGTTCTGGTATACATAATTTAATCTTACCTTCTGCTGCAATTAATAAAAGACAAATTCAGATTATATCAAACGGAACCTTATCTGCCAATAACAAAGTTCACATACTCGCACCTGAAGGAGAATCTATAGATGGAGTTCCCAACCCTGGTTTTTATACATTAAATAAATCATACAATGGTGTAACTGTTTGGTCTGATGGTTCAGAGTGGATAATCATACAAGCAAAGTCAACATAGTATAAAATCTTGTTTTTTTTGGTTTTACAAGGTTTCTCCTAAGAGCATTAAGCTTTTGGGAGTTTTTTGTTATAATTAACTTAGTTATAAAAATAAACGCCTTTACTAAATTTATTTATAATATACAAGATAAATTATATATCTTTACGATATTTTTTAATTTAATTTTATGATAAACCACTCAAATAAACTTAGTGAATTAAAAAGATTAATAGCGTGGAAGAAAAGTAAAAAGTTTTACGCTAAAAAATTAAAAATTACAGAAGAAGAAGTTAATGATCTTCTAAAAGAACTTAGAGATAATAAAAACTCTGATGATTCTGAGTTCTTTAAAAAAGCAAATGAGAAAGTTGCTGAAGAATGCATTAAAAAAGTTAATAAAATTAAAGGTTTCGTTGAGAGTACAGTTACATCTAACTTTGAGCCTAAAAATGATATAGAGTTAGCCAATCTTCATAAGATAAATTTAGATGAATATATAATTACAAACTATTGGTCTAAGATGTTACCTAGTGGTAAGTTTACATCTTCTATATTCTCAAAAAGAAAAGGCCCATCAGATTATACAGCTGAAGACTTTTCAATATTTCTAAAAAACTTCGTACCTAAGAAGATAGAAATAAACAAAACTAAATTAGAGTCAGGTAAGGATACAATAGACGTAGAACTTTCTATTTCTGATTTCCACTTGGCTAAAAGATATATTGAAGGAAACAATGATATAGGTAAACGTGTTAAGTTATTTCACGACATGACTGAAGACTTAATGGTTAAAACCTCAAAGGTCTATAATATAGATACAGTTGTATTTCCAATATCAAATGATTTCTTCCATACAGATAACTATCAGAACCAAACTACACAAGGAACTCCACAAGATACTATTATGGAGTATGATTCAGAATATGAA